GACAGACAATATGCTGAATGGAACGATATATGGAATGAATTAAGTATTCCTCATGATAAAGCCGCAGCATTTAGAACTATGGCTCACGTAGGTCACGGAGTTGAGACTACAGCTGGGTCCAAAATTACTTCGGAACACGGACAGTTGACCCAGATCCCTTTAAACTTCTGGTTCTGCCGTAACGCTGGTCTCGCTTTACCGTTAATTGCTCTTCAATATCACGAGGTCAAGCTTAAGTTAACTTGGGGTTCCACTGTGAACTGTGGTGGAGGCCAGGCTTCTGCGCAGGTCTGGTGTGATTATATCTACCTCGATACCGACGAGCGCCGTCGTTTTGCCCAGGTTTCACATGAATACCTTATTGAACAATTACAGAAGCAGTCTGCTGATACTTCTGGCTCTTTTAAATTAAACTTCAATCATCCGGTCAAAGAATTAATCTGGACCAGTAATAATTTAAATACCTACGCCACCGCTCAACTCAAACTTAACGGTCATGATCGTTTTGCCGCCCAACAGGAAGAATATTTTCAGCTCAGACAACCATTTGACTACCATACAAGTGTTCCTGGACAAAATGTTAAAGCAAGATCACATACCCATGATAATAATATCCTCAGTGTTGCGCTGGTGTCCGAGGCATTCCACGCCACTACACAAGTCTTAGTTACGAAAATGCGGGTAGAAGAAGACGATGCTACTTCCATGTATGAATTTGGTGAACAAGAAGTTACGACTGCGAAAACAGTCTCACCATCAATTGTAGTCTATAGTTTCAATACCGCTAATTTAGCTGGTCATTTGCCTGAGGTAGGTGAATTATTTGAGTTTGTAGTTACGGGTCTCGGTAGTAAGTCCAACCATGCCACCAACACTACCACCATAAATGCTCGGGTTACCGCCACTAAGCACGGTGGTAGTGTTGGTGCAACTAAAGTAGGTGGGACTGCGACGGGATCCCCTTTCAGTATGAAACTTGACCGGCTTCTGACCGAGGATACTCTGGGTGCTGCAATTGGCGTAACTTTCACCATGAATTCCGCAAAACGTCTCGAGAATGCCGCTATGTCTAATATGTTAGAAAAGGTCAACGTCTACTCTTTCGCTTTAAAACCTGAGGAACACCAGCCATCTGGAACCTGTAACTTCTCAAGAATTGATAATGCTAAATTAGATATTGGCACCAGCACTGGGATGACCGCATCCCATAATATCTACGCTGTCAACTACAATGTCCTCCGTATCATGTCAGGTATGGGTGGTCTTGCGTATTCCAACTAAATAATTAATTATCTTTTCATAATTCTTTTTTCAATAAATAATAAAATTTATTATTTAATTTTTTTTCCTTGATATATATTATAATGGGAGGAGGTTTAATACAACTTATAGCTTATGGAGCTCAAGATATGTACCTTACTGGAAATCCACAAATAACATTTTTCAAGGTAGTTATCGCAGACATACAAATTTTTCAATAGAAAGTATTCAACAAACAATTGACGGTGATCAAAATACAGGAGGGGATAAAGGTGAAGTAAAAGTATTTCGTAGCGGTGATTTAATTCATAAAATATATGTTACATCATCAACATCGGGTATTACATCTGGTGATGATATAGTTCAAAAAGTGGTTTTACAAATAGGAGATGATATTATTGATACTCAAGAAAAAGAATGGAACCAAATTTGGTCAGAATTAACAACACCTGAATCAAAAGCATTGGGATTTAAGAATATGATAGGATCAATTTCAAATAATCTTTCAAAAACAGGAACTTTAGGGGTAGATATGGTTCAAGTTCCCCTTCATTTTTGGTTTTGTCGTAATCCAGGATTAGCTTTACCTATAATTGCTTTACAATATAATGAAGTTAAATTATTATTTACTTGGGGATCATCTGTTGGAACAAGTGCTGAATGTAAAGTTTTTGTAGATTATGTTTATTTAGATACAGATGAAAGAAGGAGATTTTCTCAAGTATCTCACGAATATTTGATTGAACAAGTTCAAAGACAACCCGCAAATTCAACGGGAACAATTAATCTTGATTTTAATCATCCTATTAAAGAAATAATTTGGACATCTTCATCAACAAATACATATGGAACCGCGCAATTAAAATTCAATGGATTGGATAGATTTTCAAGTATGGAAGAAGAATATTTTCAATTACGACAACCAATAGATCATCATACATCTGTTCCGGGGATGAATATAGTATTAGATGATAATCCTAAAATGTTAAATAAACCAATTAATTTTTTGGGTAATATAGCAGTATCTTCTGTTGTTACTATAAGTCAATCCCTTTCAGTTAATAAATTTAAAGTTGAAGGATCCACCGGTATAATTAGTTATATGGCATCAAACGATCCGGGTATTCGCGTGGGGGATATTATAGCTATTGATTATAATTTTACAAATAAAAATACTTCAGGTAGTTTTTCTCCATTTTTTCAAGTGAGTGAAATTACAACCGCATATGTTGATGATTCAACAACTGCTGTATTTAAAGTAAATTCAGAATCAAATCAATTGGTAGATTCATTAGCTGGGAATGGAAGTATATATATTGTTGGACGCATAGATGATCGTAAATCAAGATGTTCAAAATTAGATAAAAAAATAAATTTATATTCATTTGCTTTGAAACCTGAAGAACATCAACCAAGTGGAACATGTAATTTTTCTCGTTTAGACAATGCGAAATTAAGTACAGCAAGTGGTCTTTCACCAAGTGATAATATTTATGCTGTAAACTATAATATCTTGCGAATTATGTCCGGAATGGCTGGCCTCGCATATTCAAATTAAAGTTTAATTTACGTATTTTTCTGAAATTTTTTTCTAAGTATAAGTTATAAACAATGGGAGGAGGATTAATGCAACTTGTCGCTTACGGAGCTCAGGATATCTACCTTACGGGTAACCCACAAATCACTTTCTTTAAGGTTGTCTACCGCAGACACACTAACTTCTCGATGGAATCCATCGAACAGACACTAAATGGAGCCGTTGCCTTAGGTAATAGAACAACTGCCACTATTTCTCGAAATGGAGACCTTGTTAGCAGAATATATTTACAGACCCAGGTTGACGTAACAACTGCTGCTTTAAATCCGGGCCATACTATCATAAATAGTGTTGAGTTGGAAATCGGTGGTCAAAAAATTGATAAACATTTTGGACACTGGATGGAAGTATGGTCTGAATTAACTGAACCAAATAGCGCTGGATTAACTGGTGCCGTTACCACCAATGGAGGAACAGATAACAGTGGTACTAAGTTTCAAAATATGGCCCGCGCTGGTGGAGTAGGTATAGATGGTGCCACTAATGTGATTGCATATGTCCCATTACAATTTTGGTTTTGCCGTAATCCTGGACTTGCATTACCTTTAATTGCCCTTCAATATCATGAGGTTAAAGTTATTCTAGAATTACAGGGATCTCTAACCGGTATTACTCTTGATTCACTATCTATGTGGGCAGACTATATTTACTTAGATACTGATGAACGTCGTAGATTTGCACAAGTTTCACATGAATACCTTATTGAACAGGTGCAGCATCAAACCTCTTCATCTACATCAGCTGAATTAAATTTCAATCATCCGGTTAAAGAGTTAATCTGGACAGGAGCCTACGCCACCGGAACTGGTATGCGAACAGCCCTTAATACAGGTAACTTCCAACTTAAATTAAACGGACATGACCGTTTTGCTGAAAGGTCTTGTGATTATTTTACTAAAACACAAGTTTGGCAATATCACACTGGTACTCCTGTAGTTGGAACGACCGCAGTAACCACCGCGGCCATCGGGACCGCTAGTGCTACAGATATCGCTGTATATTCATTTGCCCTTAAACCAGAAGAACACCAACCATCTGGAACTTGTAATTTCTCCCGTATTGATAACGCACAATTAAAAACACCAAACACGAACGAACTCAATATATATGCCGTTAACTACAATGTCCTCCGCATCATGAGTGGTATGGGTGGTCTTGCATATTCTAACTAAATAATTATTTTAATAAAAATTTTTTAAAAAAAAGGTAATAAAACATAATTAATATTTATTTAATTTGTCTTAATATATCAGGACAATTAAGTCTAAACTTATGTAGTATATTAACCATATTTTCAATTCTTTCTTCTAAAACTTTAACTCTTTCTTCTAAATCACTTTGATTTTGAGATGTAACTTCAGTTGAATTTTCTTCAACATTAGTTACTTCTTCTTGAACAACTTCA